AGACCTCAAACCTAAGTCAGTAGCAACAACAATAAATCGTATGCCTGATACTTATATTATTAGTTGGACACGTATTAACAACCGTTGGATACGTCTATGGGCTATAGTAACACCCCCACCAGATGCCCCAATCCCCACAACCAAAGGAAATAAAAAATGATTGCACTAGACATACTTGAAGACATCTTATCTATAGCAGAAAATGCTAATCCGGCCCACATAGCCGTGGTAGCACTGAGAGAAGTAATATCCCAAAACAGGGACAAGGTAGTTAGTTTTGTAGCGGGTTACATCCCACTAAGCAAAGAAGAGATAGAAGTTCTTAAAGGAACAGCAGATGCAAATGACATCGAAGCAATCATCCAGGCTACTGAAGCTAAGGTGATGGCTAAACTTCAACCAACCAATAATGCTTAAGGACGAAAATGAATATCGCTGACTCTATGCCACAAAAGAGTTTTCAACGTACAGACTTTACCCTTTGGCAAAGGGAGAATTTAGAACAGTTTGCTATTGAAGCTTACGAAAAGATCCAAGATCTAGAACAACTTCTTAAGTCGGTTCATCGAGCTTGGCAACAAGAAGTAGCTACCAAAGCAACTCACTGAGTACTAGGGTATCAAACTCATCCTGTGTGATGTTCTTAGGAACATCTACACCAACAAGAGCCTTCTGTATGTCTTCATACAGGAGGCTTGTTGCTTTATGGGCGTTGATAATGTCGTTATCAGCAACCCCATCTCCAGGGGCTATAACGTGGTTATAACCTATGCAAAGTTGACTCTTGGTGTTCTTGTAAGGTCTAGCTCTAAACCCCAGAGTGTCTTTAACAAACTGCAGGGCTTCATCAGAGATTTGCATATTAGTTCAACAGAAGAATGTTGTTAGGTGTGTACTCAGTAATCAACCAATTAGTGCCATTGGATACAAGTGTACATCTATCACCGGCTATAGCGTTAAGGATAGCCGTACCTGCGCTACCACCGCTAATAGGAACAACGTTACTAGAAGCAGACACAACAATGTAAGCTTGATAGTTTTGAACATTTAAAACTCTTCCTGAATAACTCGATGCTGTGGGCAGTGTAAGAGTACACGTACCTGCATAGTTGTTAATAAGCCATAGGTCTGCTGTACCGACACTGTACGTACTAGCAGAGATGGTAACAGGTGTGGATACAGCTTGTTTGTTATTAAATGTATTCCAGTCTGTAGAAGACAAATACCCGTTAGTGCTAGTAGTAGCTTGGGAAATAACCAGGTGGCTACCAGATGTCCCTGATCCAGACAGAGGAGCATCAGCAGTAACAGCAGTCAAATAAGAACCAGCAGGTTGCTTATTATTAAAAGTGTTCCAATCGGTACTGCTTAAGTAACCATTAGTAGATGTTGTAGCTTGACCAATACTTAATGTACCAGAAGAGTAGGCTAATGGACTACTAATAGTTGCAGCAGCTAAAGCTGTACCATTACCGTACAACAAGCCAGTAATACTGGTAGACAACGTTAATGATGGAGTAGCTCCACCACTAGAAGTACCAGCAAACCCATTACTAGAAGCTACAGATACAGACGTAACATACGTACCTGCGGGTTGCTTATTGTTAAAGGTTGTCCAATCAGTTGAGGTTAAATAACCGTTGGTAGTACCGTTAGCTGCAGCCATACTGATAGCAGGTGTTGTGCCGCCTGACGATACAACAGGGGCAGTACCCGTTACAGCGGTAACAGTACCTTGTGGATTAGCTGCTGTAGTGATACTAGTAACACGACCATAAGTATCAATAGTAATAACAGGAACTAACGTCGATGATCCAGTAGTACCTGGAGTAGCAATCCCACTAGCTAAATCAATTGCAGGAGTTGTCCCACCGGAAGAAGTAATACGTCCAGATGTACCGCTAACGGAAGTGACGTATGTACCCGCTGGCTGTTTGTTGTTAAACGTATTCCAATCGGTGCTACTTAAATAACCATTGGTACTGGTTGTAGCTTGAGATATGGAGATGGTTGGGGTTGTACCACCACTACTAGCAATAGGAGCTGTAGCTGCAACAGAAGTAACAGGAGCTGTACCACTAGATGCTGCAGTCAATCGACCTTGAGCATCAACAGTAAACGAACCATAGGTATAGCTACCAGCACTAACAGTTGTATTGGCTAAAGCAATTGTTACTGCAGATGAGCCGATATAAGAGGAACCAGAAAGTCCAGTACCAATAGTAAGGGCGTAGGGATTCGCGGCAGTAATCGATCCACTAGCACCCAGAGCAATGCTAGTACCATTGACCGTAATACTAGAGTACGTAAGCTGACTGTTCGATATGCCACCTAGGGTTCCCCCTAATGTTAATGACCCAGTGGTCGTAACTGTACCAGTCAACGTAATACCGTTGACAGTACCAGTACCACTAACAGATGTAACCGTACCAGTACCGTAAGGTAAAGAAGGTAAATCAGAAGCAACTAAAGCTCTAAATGTAGGAGTAGCAGCACTACCAGTTGCAGGGCCAGCAAACACCAAAGCAGCAGCCTGGGTGTTAAGAGTACCAGTAAGAGTACCGCTACTAGTAACAGGAGAGCCACTAACACTAAAGATAGATGGCAGTGACAGACTAACACTAGTGACAGTACCAGTGGCAGCAGCAGACCAAACAGGAGCAGCACTACCTCTAGATGTCAGTACTTGTCCAGAAGTACCGACGTTTGTGAAAGCGTAAGCACCACCATTACCATAAGCTACAGCACCAGCTCTAGGTATAGCAAACCCATTAGTACCACCGTACTCAACATCAAGGGGAGCACCTAGCTTTAAGCTAGTAAAAGACCCCGTAGAGGGGGTCTTAGATCCAATAGCTGTGTTGTCAATAGTCCCACCAGTAATGTCCACTCCGTTAGAGTTCTGAGAAGACAACGATCCATAGACTCGGTTACTAAGTTTTTGGAACCAATCTCTCCACTGGAAGTTCTCTCCAATGGGAGACTGTGGTATGGGGGTGTTAGGGTTAGCCATAATTACTTGTACTTAACGTCTTTGCAGTAGCCGTTCTTTTGAAGCTCAGGCAACATTTTCTCAAGCTTCTCACCGATGTCATCTCGTACCATAGGAGAGTTGATCATGTGGATCTTTTTCTTGAACGTATCGTATGCCTTGCACTTAGCATCATCAACAGTTTTGCCAACACCAGAAACAGTCAACACATAAGAACCAGCAGTTACCAAACAAGGCTCGGTGTTCTTACCGTCTTTACCAGGACTAAAACCCATCTTAACTTCTGACAGGTGGATGTTCTTAGTAGCATCTTCCATAGTCAAGTCAAAGATAGGATACCCAGTGTTCTCCTTCTTCTTAACGTTGCTATAAGGATAGTCAGGTTGAGATACAACAATACCGCAAGCAATGTCTTCTTTAACTTTAAGGGTGTCTCTACCATCAAGAGAGTCAAGCATCCACTGCACAGGATCACCAATGTGTAGAGCTTGTTGGATCTGGAACAGAGGCCAACCAGGACGAGTAGTGAACTCTAGAGGCCAGGGATTACCCTTATTATCAATGATACAGTTGACATCAATGTAGCCAGAGTAACCAATGCCGTGAAGAAAGTCTTCAAGAGGTTTAAGAACCTTGTCAGCCAACAGAGACTTCTGGGTGTAGCGCATAACAGTACCTTGCTCACCAGTAGCAGGACCGTAGTCACCAGACATTAGCTTCTTAAACTCCCAGTTCTCAAGGAAATGTTTAGAGAAACCACCTAGACCAAACCAACCACCAACAGCCATTTCAGAACCAGCGTGGAACTCTTGAAGAACAAAGTCACCGTCATAGGCATTGCTCTTCTTCCACTTGTTCAACATGAACACCATGTCTCGCCAGTCTTTAGAGCAATAGCTAAGAGCTTTATCTCCATCACCAATAGGCTTAGACACAAAGCGTTTGTCCTTGTTACTAAGAACGTGGGAGATAGCCTCATCGTACTTAGAGAACTTCATGGTAGGAATAATTGGGATACCAGCTCTCTCAAAGACAGCAGCTCCGTACTCCCGATCCTGTTCCCAACGAGCACCTTCTACATTGCAGCCATAGATAGGATAGCCTTTACGACGATAGCTCTCAAGTTTTTGGATGTAACGACTGTTGTCAGTAATAAAAATAAGGTCAGCCCAGTTCATACTGGGTTCCCAATCAGCCACTTTCTTGAAACAGTCCATACCATCACCGTTCTCACAGCGACTACCATCAAAGTTGTTACGCATGTACACACGTACTTCATGACCACAGGCAGCAGACTTGATAGCCAAGTCCATAGAGAAGCCACAGTCAAACTGGTCGATGATTAGAAGTTTCATTGTTGATCCCAACCTTTTTCCTTAGCCTTCTCTTTGTAACGTTTAGCAGCTTCTTTAAGTTGTTTCTCACGTTCGGCTCTTTGTTGTTTACGTTGTTCGGCAGTGCCACCATAAATGGGAAATCCTAATGTTCCCAGTAACGCTCTCTTAGCACCTTCTCCTTCAGGAGCAGTACTAGCTGCTGATACTTGAAAAGGCACAGCCATTTTACCTACAGCTTCTAATCTACCAACAGCACTGCGGTCAACTAACTTAGGAGCATCAGGAGATGCGTACTCCAAACCACCAATACCAACAATAGCAGCTTTTGGTATAAACCCTAACTTGTTAGACAAGGTTTTATCTGGATCAGCAATCCAGTGGTATGGTTCCATAGCGTGCTTCATAGCTTGCATAGACGTACCATCGGGCCACTCAATGCGAGTTGGATCTTTGTTTTCCCAGATAGGTCTGTTAGCTGTCATCATGTTGATAGCGTTCAACAGGGTGAAGTAAGTCAGAGCAGTCTTGAACTGATACAACCTAGCGTAATCTGCTTTAGTTGTAGGAGCCATCATGCCCTTGATGCCTTCTACAGGTTGCCATTTAGTTGGGTTAAGGTCTTTAGGCAGAGCAGCAGTAAAGGCACGGAGAGTAGAGATAGTCCAGTCAGGAGCAAACAATGCTAGTTGCAATGCTCTACGACCAGCAGGGTTGTATGCCGCCATAGCAATACGTTTACCCATCTCAGTACGAGAAGACGTAGCAGCTTCAAACCAATTCAAACCACCAAAGGAGTCATTGACAAAGTTAGAGATCTCTTTACGAGCTTTAGTCTCATCAAATGGTTTGCCTTCTTTAGCAGCTTGGATACGGGCTTTTTCTAAGTAACCTTCTGCAACCATTAACTTACCACCAGTGTGCAAGTAGTCCCAGGTAAACTTATCAAACAGACCAAGGGTAAGCTTCTCAGTAGCACTCAAAGACTTCTCAAGGATACGAGTACGAGGACCAAACTTAGCAATCATTTGATCAGCAAACTTACCACCTGCAGCAAGGATACCTTGAGATACGTCTTCAGGCATCTCTAATTGAAGACCACCTTCTCGAATCCATTTGTCAGTGCTATCACCTAAACCACCATTACGGAACTGATCAAGAGCTTTGGTAATAGCAGCTTCTTTTGTTCCTAGTAACTTATCAGCAGCACTAAGAGCCAACTCTTTAGCAGGAGTCCAAATAGGAATGCCTGTACTAGAGATAACTTCTAACAGAGACTTAGCGTGGAAGAACGATCCAATAACGTTAATGCGTTTAGCAGCTTGAGAGATAGTCCCTAAAGCTTTCATCAAGTCACCAGGACCAGAGTCAAACACAAACTTCAATGGAGCAACCAAATCAGGATGCACGGCATAGCCAGCAAACTGGGGACTTTGCATCATTTCCCAACCTTCTGGTTTAGCTTGCTCTTTAGTCACTTCACGGATCAAAGACTCACCGTTAACATTACGAACTTGTTTTAAGTTATCCACAAGAGTTTTGTTCTCAATTGCTTTTTGCATTGAGCTTGCGTACTCTTTATAGATCTCTGCAATGTCTTTGGTCTTAATCTGTAAGCGCCACTGACTATCACCCTTAGCAGCAATACGAGAGTTAGCCTCATTGATAAAGGCTTCTAAGTCAGCAAAGGTTTTAAAGACACGTTGTTTACCAAACTTAGACTCGGTGGTCATGCCACGCATAGCACCAGCTTCACTAGGTGTTCCTAGTAACGCTTGAATAAATTCTTCACGAGCACCCTTGGGAGCACCAGCCCAATCAATGATGTGGGTTACGTAGTCTTCAAGCAGACCCTTAACAACACCCTTCTCAACAGCTTTATCACCAATTGCTTTAACAAGCTCTTGGTACTTCTCAGCAACTTTAACTTCTTCTGGGCTAAGACCAGAGAGATCACCCTTGTCAACAGCCTCTGCAATAGCTTCTCTACGAGCAGCATCAGGGATAGCTTCAGCCATCCGTTTAGCTTCGTTGTGAATGATACGAGCATCAGCCATTTTGTTGTTGATATTCATACCAACAAACTTTTCGGTTTCCTTAACAGGTTCTAACCAAGACTTCTGATACTCTTTAAATCCTTCAAAGAACTTAACAGCATCTACTTCACCATGTTTGGCATAGATGTCTGCAGCAATGTCATACATCTCTTGCTCAGTAGCAACATCACGAGGAGAAGTTTTAGTGCGATCTACGGGAGCTTCTTTGGGAGGCTCAGGGGGTAGCTCACCAGATGAGCTAGCCTTTTTCTCTGCTAATGTTTTAAGAGCAGCTTTGTTAGTCTGATCTTCGTAAGCACCTTTGTCTTGACCCTCTACACGAGGAGTCTTAACGTGCTCTGCTTCGTGTTGAATAACAAAGTCAATCCACTCTTGGGGAGTCTTAAACGCATCCTCTGGTAAAGGTTCTACACCTTCTACCTTTGGTTGAGTCCAAGGTTTGTCTTCAAACTGTTGATACAGATGATCTATATCTATATCAATACGAAGTGGATTACCTTTTGAATCTCGACGAGTTTTAGCGCCAATTTTATCGCCAGTTGCTTCACGAGTAATATCAGTTGATTTAACAACAGGGATACCTTCAATAGAAGCAGGAACATCAGCCAGCTTAAAGCGGTCATCACCAGCACTACGTAAGTCACCACTGTGCAGACCATCTTCAGGCATTTGAAGCTTGTGATCTTCGGGGATCTGACCAGTACTCTTAGCCTGATCAACAGCTTCTTTGCGATCTAAGAAGCGACCATCTTCTGTAAGGAACCCTTGATCATGGGTGTCTTTAGTTTCTGCTTTACGCTTCTCACTGTGCTTAGGACCAAGAGGTTCAATCTCACCAGTCTCTTTGTTCTTAATAGCAGTTTGAACCAAAGGAGACTTAGACTCACGTTCTTTTTGAATCTCCTTAACCTTTTGCAAGAAGACAGCCTTCTCTCCCTCTGTAGCACCAGGAGGAGGTTCAGGGGGCATTGCAGGAGCAGTTGCAGCTTTTGGTTTAGGCAATACAGCTTGAGCAGTCTTCTCACCTGCCTCAAACAAGCTTTTACCAGCACGATTAAACCCAGGCATAGCTGCACCAGCAAGGCCAACGGCTCCCACTTTAATTGGGTCAACCTTACCAGTTTCTACAAACTCTGATCCAGCTTCAATACCTGCTTGTAAGCCTGCACCTGCTGCACGTTGTACCAAAGGTTTAGTCAACACCTTACCTGCAACTTCAGGTATGGTCTTAGGAGACATACCTGCAAGGTTAGTAAGAGTCTCAGCAGCAAATGTTCCGTAAGGGTACTGTGCCTTCTCAGCTTGACGTTGTTTGTAATCCTCTGGAGCAAATGCTTCATGTAACATATTTGTTACTTTTTGAGCAGCACCAGAGTAAACAAACGCACCACCAAGACCACCAGCCAGCTCAATAGCACCAGCAGTAATGGGTGCAAATGGGCCTGTTAACGGGGCTACAGCAGCAGCAACGGGAGCAGCTAAGGTTGCACCAGTACCAAAGCCTGTAATACCCGCAGCAGCACTTGGTACAGACTCAATAGAGGTACGAATAATGTTGTGGATAGACCCAGGTTGTTCTGGAGTAGTAGCACCAACCTTTTTAGGTTGTTCAGCAAGAGTAGCTGTAGATGGATCAAAGCTTTTAGCAGCAGGTTTATCTTCTGCTAACGTAGCGGTACTAGGATCAAAAGCCATTATTGTGGCTCCCATTTACCATTTACATACTTTGCTTTATTGCCATTAGCATCGGTGTAAACTTTACCTTCCTCAAACTTTGGGGCACTAGGTTTGCTACTAGTAACATCACCCTTAGCTGCAGCAGGAGTTTCAATCTTACCTCTGCTAGGAGCAGCTTTAGGCTTGTCGTCTTCTGGAGGAACATAGGAAGCTAGTTGACGTTGCAACTCTTCAACAATTGTTTTCTTTCCAGGGAACTCGGGAGCACTGACAGCAAGGTCTAATTTTCTTTTAACAAGCTTTTGTTCAAACTCATTCTTTTCTTTAACAGCTTTGATGTATGCAGTGTTAGCAGCATCGCTAGGCTCTCTAGAGTACCAAGGAATGCTTTTAGTGCGAGCAGCTTCTGCCTCTTGAACTTTCTTCTCAAGAGCAGCTAAAGGTTTTTCAGAAGACCTATCAATAGCTTGGTCAGCACGTTCGTAAGAACTCCAACCCAAACGTTCTTCTTTATCAGAGCCACCACTATGACTAATCATTCTGGCTTCAATAAGAGCATCAGCACGGATACGAGCAATACGCTCGTTAGACTCTGCATGAAGTTTTGCTTTATCAACTTCAATAGATTTGAGCTGAGTAGCTAATTGGCCTTTAGCATTAAGCATTAAATTCTTAGTAGCTTCTTTCTTCTCAGCACCAGACATCTTGTCCCAGTTTTCTTGGCCTACTTGGTCTACCAATGCTTTACGATTAGCTTCAGGAAGCTTTGCTACAAAAGAATTTACTTGATCATCAGGTACAGCAGAAATAACACCATAAGCATTACCTATTTGTTGGGCATTTTGATCTAGTTGTTTTTGGCTATCAGCAATCTTACGAGAAGCATACAACTCAGAAGACTGCAAAGTTTTAGCACCATTCTCAACATCACCAGATTCAAACTGTCTAGCAGCCATCATCTGCAGACGTTTAACATCGTCAGCAGCTTGATATTCAGGACTACTAGCAAGCTTTTGTAAAGCAGCTTTAGAGTCTTGAGATGCTTTAAAACCAGAGTCGGCTATTAAGTTAGCAAGTTTACTACGTTGAACGTTAGCTTGTTCTTGTTGTAGCTTGAGCTGTTTCTCTTGCATCTTGTTAGCTTCAACTTGCTGAACATTAGGCATTGCAGCCATGTTCTGCTGAAGCTGTAAAGCAGCTTGACTACCAGCAGCTACATCGGACATTAAGAGTGGCATATTATTTCCTTATCCACCAATGTAGCCAGTGAAGTCCATACCAGCAGTAGGTGCGCTACTTCCACCAGCCATAGACGACATACCACCGCCTACCATAGAAGCGTTACCAGCATTAGCTGCTTGCATACCTAACACTTGTGCTCCAGTAGGATTGGTATACATGTTATTACCAAACAAACCTGAAGTACCAAGAGTACCCATACCTTGACCAAGAGCTTGCCAACCAGCTTGTTGTTGTTGCATACCAAGTTGAGCTGCAGCAGCGGGATTAAATCCAGCACCAGCACCACCAGACAGTTGACTTAAGTAGTTAGTCATAAAGCCAGAGTAGCTTTGTTGACCAAGTTTTTGTAAGGCAGCTTCTTCATTCCCAGAGTACAACATACCAGAGCTAGCAGCACTGGCTTTGTTAGCAGCCATAGCAGGATCAACAACACCTGTTTGGAACTGTGTGTACCCAGGCATCTGTTGAATGTTTGCACTCTGTCCAGGCTGTAAATAACCAGCATACATCTGAGCCAATTGAGCTTGGTATGGAGCCATTGGATTAGCTACATTAGTAGTACTAGAACCACCAGTTAAGGCACCCCCAGTAAGGGAATTAATACCACTTGCAATACCTATAACAGAACCAATCATGGCTAATGGCATGTCAGACTCCTACTTCATTAAACGATTTAACAAGCTCTAAAGATTCTTTAGCTTGTTCATTGGACACTTGATCATCAGCCCAAAGACATAGCCACACAACATCTGTTACAGCAGCAACAGTGTGAGTACTATCTTTGGGGATACTAACTATCTGATACCCAGTTAAACGGGTAGTTACATTGTTGATAGTCACATCAGCAGTACCAGAAACTAGTACTGAGAGGTGAGCATGTTTGTGTTCGTGAGTGCCAATAAAGTAACCAGCATCAATCTTTGTTTCTACAACAAAAACTTTACCGCTCTCTTCATCACCACCAAAAAATTGTATATCCATGATTATCTCTTATATTGAGTACTACCGCCAACACCTTGCTCTTGATCCATCTCACCTATGCGAAAATCAATTTCAGCAACATTTAAGCGAAGAGGTACGTTGTCTGTACACAAGAACTGCCAAGACCTACGACGATCAGCACCACTTAAATACACTTGAGAACGAGTTGCATTTAGATTAACAGGACGAGGTACAGAGTAACTAACGTAATCATTACCTGAATGACTAATGTACATAGTACCAGGTACCTTATCACCAACTATTTCTAAACGACCATAGAACTTACGTTTAGTAGTTCCGTTGTCCATGATATTAGTAACAGACCTACAGTAGATAGGTTGTCCGTTATCTTGATAGACTTCAGTGTTTAACTGGTACAAAATAGCCCTATCGTCATCTAAGCAGTAGGGGATGTTGTTTAACTCAGCATAGAACGTAGGACGGAAGTACATCTCATAGTACGTACCTGGGTTAGGCTGATCATTAGATGCCATAGCCCATTGAGTCCACGTGTACCACATCTTCTCATCAATGTCGTACACAAGAGTTTTGTTTGAATCAATAAGAGTTAGGACATAGAACGTATGACCACTAGTCTTGTAGCAATAGGCACGTACGTTAGCTAAGTCATCAGCTTCTAAGTGACGATCAATGTGGCTAGTAGACACCTTAACAGGAGATACACCATCCATGATGTACACAGACTTGCCGTAAGTACGAGTAGTACCAACCCACAGTACCGTGTTACTAGTAGCAACAATGCTGTCCCCATTAGCACAACCAATTTCATTGGTGTAGCTAGCAGCTAGGGCAAGAGGAGAACCAGGATAGTTACCAGCATCGTAGAAGAACTGCGTACTAGTAGCACCAAAGGCTATAAGATAGTTCAGGTGTTTAGCAATACCAACAAGGGTATCTGTAGTCTGTTCAAAGCTTAAGAAGCTAAGAGCGTTCCAAGACTTAGGATCACCAAGGTTGCAGTTGTAGATGCGGTTATTAGTTGTACCTATAAACACATAGTTGTCTAGGAACACAGCACCAGATACAAACGGACCACTGGGGAACGAGTTAAGAGCTGGAGTTAACACAGCTCCGTTACCCAAGTCTTGAATAGTAACCGTACCAGATACGTCAGCAACGTTAGCAATGTTTAACGTAAGGGTTGTACCGTTGATGCTAGTAACGTAAGCGTTAGGAGCCACACCAGTACCTGTAACGTACATACCTGTATACACACCTGTAGCACTGGATACGGTGATCTCGTAGAACCCATTAGAGCCTGTAGCAGTAGGTGTTTGGGTAGCAGGAAGGTTAACTGTACAAGTACCAGCGGAGCTAAGACCACTACCAGGGTTAGTCAGGGTTACAGTACTAATAAGCCCGTTAGTAACAGTGGCGGTAGCAGCAGCGCCACTAGCAGAAAGGCTAAGGGTAATACCACTGCTGTAATTAAGCCCAGGATTGTCAATGCTAATATTGACAAGGTAGGTATTACCAATAGCACTAAAAGAGCCGCCTTGAGTAAGTAGATAACCGTTGACTTTGTTTTGGATAAATAAGTAAGAGTCAAGGAATGTCCTTACAAAGTAGCTTTGACTAGTAGATGCAGACGTAGTACCAATGGTACTCACAGACGGAGTACTAGGATTAATCTGGTACACCGTGTTATTAATAACACCAACCAAGTTACCGTTGTATGGGGTTAACCCTTGTGCTTGGGTGTAAGCGGGTGGAGTTACGGGTGTTACTTGAGTAACGTATTGCAACCCAGGACGTTTAACCCAATCACGCTTACCACCACTAGTATCAAAGAAAACGTTAGCAGAATACGAGTCAGTAGCAAAAGACCCGTTACGACTTTCAATAGGTTGGGTAAGAGCAATACGTTCGGTAGTCATGCTTACCGTCCGTAAGAGTTAGTATTGGTAGACCTAAACTCAGGCATAAAGAAAGTACTAGAAGCTTCAACGTCCCAATCAGACAGCTTTTCTTTGTACATAGCAGCACGTTGCATAATCTCTTGGCGGTAGTTCATAGGAACACCGTACTGCATAGACAGCTCATCAGCTAGTCCCCAGACCAAATAATTCTGCCACTCAATAGGAAAGTCAGGAGTATCAGTAGACGTACCAGTGTTTAAGGTAACGTCATTGATAGGCATCTGAGCAATCACGTGCAACTGAATGTTAGTCTGCGAGTTAAGGTCAGGAGTCAAATACACATACAACACACCATAGGTACTACGTGGATCGTAGAACAAAGTGTTAGCAGTACCAGTAGAAAACTTAGATCCCAATACGTTGTATTCTTGTTTAGATACAAGTAATACAGGTGTATCAATAGGAGGAGACACTTGAATGTTACGGTAGAACCCCTGGATGATCTTCAAAGGTTTGTCAGTAATAGCTACCGTAGGATTCAACGAGTCATACATCAACGTAGAAGAAGATCCACCCAGTGTGTATGTAGTTTGATTAGCTGTAGTAGGAATGATCAACTCAGAGATCTTCCACAGCTTAAGACCGTCAATACTTGCTTGTTTAATGAGCAAGTTAAGAGCCATCAAAGCATTAGCGTAGGTGTTTGAATCAGGAGTATCCCCAATTTCAAGAACACCTAACCGACCTAATGCTAGGGATATGATCTGACTGCTGCTAATACTGTAGGTAGAACTCATGTTGTTTATCCAATAAGGAAGCTGTTTAAGCTAGGAGCTATCTTACTAGGAACCATACAGCCAGGAATACCTGAGCTAGGTATAGCGTATGAACCCTCTAGGGTACACACAGGACGGTATCCGTTATCCTTGTTAGCTGCAGCACAATCAGCTACGCCATAGTCTGCAACCCCATTAATACCAATGAGGTCACATACAAAAATAAATTGATCTTGCTGCTCTGATCTAACGAATGGTGGTGTCTGAATATCAGCAACACCGTGTACGTAGTCTTGAGGTTGACGAGGTTCCCAATCACCTTGGCAGACCATAAGTCCGTCCCAACGTAACCGTAACTCACTTTCTTTGTACTTGCGACCACACTGGTCACATATAACTAGCCAGGAACCATTGTCCCATCTTGATCTGTAAGACATAGAATGTTCCTAGTAACAAGTTTGTTAGCGCACCTTTATGATTTGACCTCTAAATTCAATGTGGTCTTTATCAAATTTATGTACAAGTTCTGGGTATAACAGTCTGCCATTATGGAATGTTAAGACAGCAAAACCACTGGCCCAGTTTGTAGGATTGTCTTCAGTATAGTTATAAAATTGTGGTCCGTCAATTTCTGATAGACAACCAGTATCTACACCAAACCTACGTCCATTGTAATCTGTAAATCCA